TAAGCCTTTAATCGCTTAGATTGTGCCGCCCTTGCAGCAACGCTCCACGGTTTACGATCCTGTTTCATTTGCCTCACCCATTTTGATTATCTCGTTTTTCGGAATGTAATGGCGATTGCCGTCTACAATCACACCCCGAAACATACCGTTCTTGATCCAGCGCTTTACCCGCCTGCGATTGCAGTCAGTGTAACCATCGCCAAACAGTTCATGGCACGCTTCTTTCAACGTGAACAGCCGTTGACTAGCCATTGCCGTAACCCTCTGGCGGTGGCGGCACTGGTGAGGGGTCAAAAGACGGTTCCATGCTCACAATGGGCGGTGGCGCTATTGGCGCAGGCGCAGCCTGTTGCGGCCCGCCATCGTCAATCCAAAGCCGTGACCGGCAGACACGGTGGTAATTGTCACCAGTTTTTACTTGGATTTCGATGCCAGGTTGCTGCTTCCAGTCATCCTTGTGCTGCTTGTAATAAGCATCAAGCTGCGCCTTCAAGGCATCATCCTTGATATTGAACCAAAACGATATAAACAGTGGTTCAGTGATCTCAATGCCGCGCTCCAAGCGGTCTTGTTTTGCTTTATATTCAGGCCGTGCCATAATTGATATCCTTCTCTTGTTTTTTCCAGAAAGCGTAAAATCGGTTGTAGTCGCTGGGGTTGTTCTTGTGCATATCCACAAGCACACCATTCAATTCACTGATGAACACATTTAATGCTGTCAGCGTTTTGATCTTTTGAATCTTTGCTTCGAGTGCATCCAGATCGTAGGGCTTTGCAGATGCAGATGCCGATTGTTTCACTGGGTCTTTTAAAGCGCCGTTGATCTCGCCATCATCGTCATCGTCAAACTCAACCTCTTGGATGCCAGCGGCCAAGCCTAGCGCTGCCATCAAAGCATAGCGCCGCGCATAGCTGATCGCTGACCCCAGCTTTTGATTGTTGGTCATGTCATCAACTGCGATAGGGTAGCGCCCAATCTTTTCATCGCCAGAGGTGTGCATGATGTATGTTTTGAGGTGCATACCAATGCCATCCTCATAATCAACCAACTGCGTAAACGACAGGCCATGCGCTGCCGCTTCTTTCACCTTGGTCATTACAGAGCCAACGCTTGCATATTGCGATCTGTTGCCGGTCTTGTCTAAATCCAGACCTGTTTGACTAGCTTGAAAAGTTGCTAGTGCCTTTGCTAATTCACCCATTATCACCCTCGACTGATCTGATCCCAAACACACCTTTATGGTTTGGATTGTTCTTCATCCAAAGCCGCGCATAGTATGGCTTGTGATGATCGTTAATTTTCAATGCCTCGCCGTCTGGCCGTGCATCGACAATTGCAATGGTTGTTTCCCAGCGGATGCGCTCAATGATCATCTGTGAGCCAACGCGCCTATGGCCTTTGTCCAGCGCTTGCCGCGTGAACTGATCCCAAAGCTGGTAAACAATCGGGTTTGCCTTGTGAAAGGCCAGAAAGCGTGCTTCACGCTGGTTGCGAGGGGCTTCTAAAGCCTCAAACATTGTTTGCTGCACCATCATCACATTCCCGGTGTGAGTGCAAAAACAACGGTCATGCACCACCAGATGGACAGCATAAAAGCGTATGAAAGGCCGATATACCAAGCCAGCTTGGCAACGACTGTGGCAATCCGATAGCGCCGCCTAGTAGAATGGCTGGCCTGATCTATATGCAGTTTTAAATATTTGTTCATTTAAATCCCCATAGTTGTTTAGCTTCACTCAAAACCTCTGGGCTGTAATCCCAAGCCCACATATGTTTAAAATCTGGCTCAATAAGGCGCAGCATGGCCTCAACCGAATCGGTGCTTTTCAATAGATTTTCGCGGATCGCGCACTTGGCAACGATGTGATTAAGCGCTGACTGCAAGCCTTGCTGCGTCAGGCGGTCACAATTATCTTCATTGAAAACGCGGTAGCCTTTAGCAGTGGCATAAACAATCGACTGCATCAGGCCTGTGCCAGCCCAATAGCCAGCAACTTGCTGAACATGGTTCCAGTCAGGCTGGGTGGGCAGGCTGGCGCTACGTTTGCCGGACTTTGTATTGGCAGCGACACCAGACCATTTGGTCTTTAGTTCGATGCGCCGTGAGAAATCAGGAAACCCGCTGTAAGGCAGTTCTAACCCCGGCAGATTGGTAAGTATTTCGCTTTCACCTTCAATGCGGTTAAGGCCGTAATGTTTGTGAGCCTCTTGCACACCTTCAATGGCGTTTTGCAATACATCAGTGAAATCATCACGGTTGACGGCCAGCTTGCGCTCATCTTTGCCATCATCCCAAGTACGCGCCTCATAGCCATCAAGCAGGCTCATACCGTGGCGCACAACAGCTTCAAACGAGTGATCATCAATCAGATGCTGGTCTAGGCAAGTCTGTACAACTCTACCCGCCAGCATATTAGCATTATCGTTTTTATAGAGTTTGATGGTGGCTTCAGCCGCTTGGCGATCACCGACAATATCGCCCTTCAAGACCTTCCAAGCCTGATTAATGCGAACTCTAATGATGCACTTATCAAAGAGAGTTACGCACAGTGGCCGTGATGGGTTGGAGTGGTGATAATATGACTTATCAAAAGCCCAAGATTTGTCGAAAGGTGCAGACATAAAAAACTCTGTAGAAATTAACTTTCCACAGAGTATAAATATACTTTACGTTTTACGTCAATAGACTTTTTGTATTATGTAAAGCGACTGAACCCATTACTTTCTGAATCAACCCAGCGCAGCCCACGAAGCTCCGGCCTCAGCACCATTGTGATGACAGGGCAAGCCCACTTTAGCTTTATGTCTTTGTGATTTCCGAAGTAAAATGATTCAACGCTGTATCTGTTTTTGCCAGATTGGTATAACTCGCCATAAAGCAGTTCATTAGTTTCTGTCATGCTCACAGAGTAATGCCCGAAACAAGTTGGATCAACGCGCTTTTCAATTGCCGGATCAAGGTTGATAATGTCTAAATTACCATGTTGCCAAGCAGCCTTATGGTCTAAATCGTCACTTAAATCCCAGTATATCGCGCCAGTGTTCTGGTTATAATGATCGTGCATATAAACAGCTTTGTTTTTGTATTTCTGCATCCGATCACTTTTAAAGCTGCTTGCCAAATTCAAGGTTGGGTCACTGCCGTTCAACGAGCCAAAAGCTATGCAATCTTTAGGTTTCCATTGCAAGGTGGTTTCATTAAAGATCACCACTGCGCCTAGAATTTGGATCGCTGGATTGGCAAAGAAAATTTCGTTTGGTGTGCATTTCAGGATTTTTGCATATTCCTCTGCATCACTAAGGCTCATGCCGATATCACCATTTATATGACGCGATACGGTTGCTGGCTGCACGCCTTTAAGCTCGGCCACCATCGTTTTACGAAGGCCGCTTTGTGCAATCATTCTATTTAAATTGTTCGGAGCCACGATATTTCCAACGCTGTCTGATCTAACCATAAGCCTAACCCTTTGTCGGTTTGCGTCAATATATTTAATAGCGGTAAGCCTGTTGACGTAATAAGTCAATAGCTTTACGGTAATAAAATAATTCACAAAACGGATTAGGTTATGCAATTAGACAGTTTCAGGACTAGCCAGGGCTGGTCACTCACCAAGTTAGCAGAAAAGGTTGGCGCAAGCCATGCCACAGTGGTTCGCCGCTGGTGCTTGCCGCACGGTCACAAAGACCGGCTAGTGCCAAGCCCTGCTTATATGCAAAAGATCGTTGATGTTAGTGCGGGCAGTGTGATGCCCAATGATTTTTATCTCAATGACTGAGGACGAGCTACAGATGCACATTGTGCAGTGGCTAGATGCCTCGCTGCCAATGGGGTCAGTTGTTCACCATTCGCCCAATGAGGGCAAGCGCCATGTGGCCTACAAGGTACGCTTGAAAAAGCTGGGCATGGCGGCTGGTTGGCCTGATCTTGAAATATATGTGCCTGATGCTGGCTGGAACGATCTGGCTGATAAAGGCCCGATAATGATCGAACTAAAGCGCCCATCAGGCGGCAGCTTGTCAGCAAATCAAAAAGATATCCAAGAGCGATTGCGTTGTTGCGGTGTGTACTGCGTGACAGCAAAGCGCTTGAGCCACGTTGAGGCTTATCTAAAGCCCTTAGTGAAGCTACGCGATACCGGGCAGGCGAACTTACTGCGCCAGCTATGTGAGGCCCAGGGTGGCTGAATTGCTCCGCTTGTACCGCTGCGCGGCGGTTGGCTGGGAAACAGTCGCAGAGTGCGAGGCTTGTGCAAGC